TGATTATTCAAGGAGAAGCAAAAAAAGGACACTATTCCTTTATGAAACCTTCTTATATGAATAGAGTTGCTCAAATTGACCCACAACTTCCGACATTGTACAGACAAGTAATGGCGGCAAATGACTTACTATATTTCACAATGGAACAAATGATTGAGATGATGAGTCAGACAGGTTCAGGAGTTGCTGGTAAAATGGAATTACAAGATGCTGATGATGAGGGTGGTGACGAGGATGCACCTGATACAAAAATTGTTGCGGGGGGTTTGATTTTCCCAATCCTTTTACACGAAATTATTAAAGGGTTCGAAGAAGCACCGGCAAGAGAACAATTTTCGGGTATGGACCCTGAAAGAGCTGCAAATGTTATGGGACAAACTGACGTTCTATCAAATGAACCAATGCAATTACGACTTGGACCATCAGTTGTTGAGATGATTAAGTACTCACTACCTGATGATATGTTTGAACCTGAAAATGCCGGTCTTAACCCATGGTTCAAAAGAGAACTTTATAAAATTCCAGCAAAAGAATTTTTGGACTTAATTGGGGACGCAATTTCTGAAAACTCAAGTGAAAAAAATAGAGCAAAAAAGAAATTCACAGAAATCATGAAAGCCGCTCAAGCTGCCAAAAAAGAATATGATGATTATAACACAGGAAAAGACCAAGAAGACATGGACGATTTTCTAGCCAGTTTATAAACTAAAAAACTGAAAAATTAAGACCCCCTTTAACAAAAGGGGGTTTTTTTGTATTTATAAAAAAAAGTGAAATGTCTTTAACAAGAGAACAAGTTATATTGGAATATGGTAAGTGCATGAAAAGTACACCTTATGCCCTAAAAACTTACTTACAAACTTACGATAACACAGTCTCGAAATATGTTCCTCTTGAACTATTCCCCGACCAACAAACTCTAATTGAGGACTACGAAAACTTTAATGAAAACATTGCCTTAAAATACCGACAAGCTGGCGTTTCTACTGTTACTGCCGCATGGGCTTCAAAAAGACTTGCTTTTGCAAAGAAAACAAAACCTGAAAAGATTTTGATTATCGCAAACAAACTTGATACCGCTGTGGAAATGGCAAACAAGGTTAGAGGATTTACCGAACAATGGCCTTCTTGGACTGGTATTGGATTCTCAGCTGAAAAGAACTCACAAAGACACTTTAAATTAAATAATGGATGCGAAGTTAAAGCAGTTGCTACATCTAAGGATGCCTTGAGGGGATATACCCCAACAATATTAATATTTGACGAAGCTGCCTACATCGAAGCTGACTCTGACTTTTGGGCGGCTTGTATGGCGTCCCTATCAACAGGGGGTAAGGTAATTGTAATATCAACACCAAACGGATTTGACCCAATCTATTATGAAATCTACGACCAAGCTCTTCGTAATATGAATGAGTTTAAAGTATCTGAAATGGTTTGGTTTAAAGACCCAAGATATGCTAAAGATTTATCTCTTATAAAAGTTAATGATGTAATACACTTTTATTTGAATAGAGACGAATATCCTGAAGTGGAATCAATAGACTATTCCACAATACCATTTAAAGAAAGAAATTTTGAAGATGTAAAATCGCTCATTAATCAAGGGTATAAGCCTACTTCTTCTTGGTATGAGTCGATGGTTAAAAAACTAAAATACGACAGAAGAAAGGTTAACCAAGAATTGGAGTGTAAATTCCTTGGGTCTGGTGACAACGTATTCGATGCTGAAATGCTCCAAAACTATAGGGAGAATATGATTAAGGAACCATCTAATAAAATGATGGGCGGGTCAATATGGATTTGGAAAGAACCTGTAATAGGACACAAATATATAATGGGGGTGGATGTTAGTCGTGGAGACTCTGAAGACTTTTCATCTATACAGATTATTGATTTTGATGAACGTGAACAGGTATTAGAATATGTTGGAAAAATGCCACCTGATACTTTAGCTGAAATTTGTTACAAATGGGCAAATATGTATTCTGCGTTTATTGTAATTGATATAACTGGTGGAATGGGCGTAACAACTGCAAGGAAACTACAAGAACTTGGATATAAGGATTTATATGTAGAAGGGGTGGACCATTTTAATAAATGGAAATATGACGCAAAAAGTGCGGACAAAATACCTGGTATAAATTTCAATAATAAAAGAGTTCAGATTATTGCATCATATGAAGAAGCATTAAGACACAATTTTAAAATTTATTCATCAAGGCTCTTAAATGAAATGGGTACCTTCATATATATTAATGGAAGACCTGACCACCAAAAAGGACATCACGATGACTTAATTATGTCAGTGTCGATGTGTACTTATGTATCAGAGTCTTCATTTACGTCAATATCAAAAGTGACTCAACATACAAAGGCAATGTTAGAATCTTGGCAAGTTAACACAAATACAAGAAGTCATTCAGATTATTTTAACCCAACAATATCTGATGTGAAACAAGTTAATAATCAGCCTACAAAAAATGATTACATGAACTATAATTGGTTATTCGGAGGAAATAAATAATGGGTTTAATTAATAGAGGTAAATCAGGTAGGAATTTCGATGGGTCGAAATTAAACATTTTAGGGCAGGGAATAAAAACTGTTATAAAAAGTTTTTTTTCAGGAAAAGAAAAACCAGAATATCCTGAACCAGGACGTATTGCGGAAACCCCAACCCAAACTCCAACGTCCGCAACCCCAACTCCGACTCCAACTAACACAGTAACCCCAACAAATACCCCAACAAATCCTCCAACCCCTTCCCCAACACCTACTAATACTGTCACTCCAACGGTTACTAAAACTAACACCCCAACAATAACTCAAACAAAAACGTCCGCAAAAACTCCAACACCTACAAGAACTCAAACAAAAACCCCAACACCTACAAGAACTCAAACACCAACCCCGACTAATACAAGAACTCAAACACCAACTAACACACAAACTCCAACAAATACAAAAACACAAACACCCTCACCAACAAACACAAGAACACAAACACCTACTCCAACAAACACAAGAACACAAACACCTACTCCAACAAACACAAGAACACAAACACCTACAAATACTCAAACCAAAACTCCCACTCCTACAAATACTCAAAGTGCGACTCAAACCAAAACTCCCACTCCAACCATAACCTCCACAAAAACTCCCACTCCAACAATTACAAGTACTAGAACACAAACTCCAACACCTACTAATACAAGAACACAAACACAAACTGTAACTCAAACCAAAACTGCAACACAAACCCCAACAAATACTAAAACCCAAACAAGTACTCCGACAAATACTCCAACCCAAACAGTTACATCAATACCTTGTTTTTGTTTCTCTTTGGAAAATGTTTCGAGTGGACCTTCCAAGTACACAATTTTAGACTGTAATAATATTTTTTCAGGTAATGAAGAGGCAGGTCTTGGTGCTAGCTATGTTTGTGCTAACCAAATAGTTCCATACGATTCTATAAAATTAATTGTAAATAATATAGGACCATGTGACGGTGTGGATTGTCCTCCGTTCTCTCCTACTCCAACTCCAACTAATACTCCAACTCCAACTAGAACACCGACAAATACTCCTACAAATACGATTACACCAACAGTAACTCCAACAAACACTATTACACAAACAGTAACACCAACTAACTCCCCAACCAATACTGTTACTCCGACTATAACTCCAACCGAAACTCCTACAAATACTCCAACTCCTTCTAATACTCCAACACAAACTCAGACTCAGACTCAGACAATTACTCAAACACAAACTCCAACAAATAGTGTAACTCCAACACAAACAATGACTCAAACACCAACACAAACTTGTGCTAAACCATTTGGTTTAGTTTCACTAGGATTAACTTCTTCATGGTTTACAGACCCAGGTCAAACTGGACTACAAACAATACTCACAGGTTTATCAGATGAATCGGCTTGTGACCAATATTCATATTTTACAGAATTTTCAAGTCCATCGACAGTAGGTCTTATAGTTGAGACAAATTCATTTAATGTCGGAGAAAGAATATATAATTTAGGAGGAACCTCGTGTTTTTGCTCAACTCCAAATGGAAGATACTGGGTTAATAGAACTAATACAGTTCTTCCTCCGACTACAACATCGGGAGTTTACATAGTCTCAATTTTAGATTGTTTTATTTCTACCATTTATGACTGTACAACACCAAGTTTGGAAAGTCAAACTCCGACACCAACTAATACTGCAACACCTACAAATACACCAACAAAAGATACCACAACACCTACACCTACACCTACAAATACGGCAACTCCTACAAATACTCCAACTAATACAATCACTTCAACACAGACTCCAACTAATACAAGAACACAAACACAGACTCCAACTAATACAGAAACACCAACACAAACCCCAACCGCAACACCAACTCAAACTTGCGAAAGACCAACAGGCGGAACTGCTTTATTAGGGTTTCAAAAATTCTATAGACCTGATGGAGGTTTATTTAATATTGGAACTGTCTCATATCAAACTTCTTGTAATTATTATAATAATCAATTCCAAGTGGTTGGTGCATATGTTGATTTAAATGATGCTGTAGGTATATATGTATATCCTGGTATTTCTGAAGGTGATAATGTTGCAACGGCGTACCCATTATCAAGTTCAAGTTGTGCTTGTGCTGGAGGTTCTTTACAAGGAGCATATTGGGTTAATTTTACAGACCCCCAATCTTCCCCAACATCAACTTCGGGTGTTTATTATATGACAATAAAGTCTAATTGTTCGGTTAGTTTTTCGGCCTGTACCGTACCCGCTCTCCCAAGCCAAACTCCGACCCCAACTACAACACAAACACCTACAGCAACTTGTTCGTCTCCTGAAGGACTTCAGTCATTTTCAATTACTACTCAATATACTTATGATAGTGGAGCAGGATGTGGTTCACCAACTATTGTACCTTTAACAACCACTAATTGTACTGAATATCAAACTTATTTAAATAGGTTATCATTAGGGTTGATTTGTTCATCAGCATCTTTCCCAATACGAACAGTTGGAGGTGTATACACAGTTGGAACAAGGGTTTATGATAGTACAGGTACTAATTGTAACTGTAGTACTTCTGATGGTTATTATTGGGTAGACTTAACATCAACTTCAGTAACTGTAATTAGGATTCAAAACTGTATTATAACTGAATCAGTTTTGTGTGAGCCAGCGGCTGTACCAATTTTTGAAGGAAGAACTCCTGGTGGTACCACCGAACCAAATTTAGTTGGTATTCAGATTCAAGTTTTTGGAGCTAACACAGTTACCGCAACTATTAACTGGGGGGACGGTTCTCCCGTACAAAATATTTCTTTAACTACAGTTCAAACTTATACTAAATCTATGCCTGCTGGTAATTACATAGTGCAAATATCAAATATTAAAACAAATGGTATAAACGGAGGAAGCGGAATAGATTCATTTAGATTCTATAATTTTAGTGAAATAATCTCAACAAACTTCTTCTCAAATTCAAGTTTTCCAAATCTTTTTAAAATTGATTTTCAATCTTGCCCATTAACATCATTGCCAATTAATGTAAACGCTCCAATAGAACAAATTAATTTTGCAGGACTAGGACCACAGGTATTTAACCCAACTCTACCAACCTCATTACAATCAATTGAGTTTGACAGTGTGAATGCATTTACTCAAAATATCAGTCTTACGACATTCAACCTTGATTTGTCCAATAATACAAGTCTGAAGACAATTAGTATTGGAGATATAGAGGGTAATCAATTTACAGCAAGTTTTCAAAACGTGTCTTGGAATTTACCAAATAGTATCGAAAGTATAGTTGTTGATAATATGAGAAATCTTGCACAGACCAATATAAACTTTGTAAATCCATCAAACGTTACTTCACTTACTGCATATACTCATACAGATTCAAGACTTGCCCCTAGTAACTTATCAACAACCTTTCCTCCAAATTTAAGAATTTTAAATTTGAGTAATACGGTTTATGCTACTGGTACTAGAAATGTTATAGGTAGTTGGACTTCAAACTTGTCTAACTTAACTCAAATACATACTATAAATATAAATCAAACTGGTAACCTAGGACCAACCACCCTTCCTAACTTCAGCGTTTGTCCATCATTGACAGGACTTAGTTTACAAAGGTCCGGAACCGCCGCATGGCCATCTATGTCAAATAATGTACAATTCCTTGATTTACGAGGAAATGTATTTGTTGGAACTTTTAGTAATTCACTACCAACACAAATTGAAACTTTACTTATGGGCTCCGACCCAGTTTCATTAGCTGCAACTCCTAAAAACAATATCAATCCTTGGTCTACGAGTCTTTTAAGTTATACTAATTTAAGAGAATTAACATTAGATTCTAATAACTTAGATAGTTGGACAGTAAGTGCTACGGCGAACCTGAAAATTTTACGTTTAGATAATCTTTCAACTATATTAACCAGGCAAACTTCTACTCCATGTAACGGACTATCTACTTTTAATTTTGCTTTAGTACCAGGATTAGAAGAATTGAGAATAGGGTACCAAAGAGGGAACGGAAACGCCACACAAGGAATTTTTAATTCATTTACAAATTTACCTCAAACACACCCAATAAAAATTATTTTTGCTGAAAGGTCAAGATTTACTACAGGACAAAATGCCGTTTTCCCATCAGGAGTTCCTTTTACACTACAAGAACTTAATTTAGACCAATGTTGGCAAGAAAGAACACCGACTTCAACAACAGTTTTCCCATTGTCTAACTGGAATTTAACCTTTATAAATTCAACTAATTTAAGATTTTTATCAATAAGAAATTGTAAATTAACACAAACTGCGGTAGATTTCATAATATGTAACATAAAAGATTTGGCAGTTGCAAATAATATAGTTGGGGGGACTTTGAATTTGAATAATAACGCATCCACTAATACTTTTACTTTAAACTCTACTCCATCTGGTGTAGGTTTAGGTTGTAGAACAACACTAACAGGCCCTCCTTATAGTTGGCAAGTTAACATTGCATAATAAACTAATTTTCCTAACTATTTATAATCTATACAAAACAGATTAATTTTTACTAATGGAGAATAATAAGTTAACAGTATGGCAAAGGTTGTCCCAAGCATTTGGGCCTAATTCACTTTTAGGTCAAGATTATCCAACATACAAGTACGATAAAAAAGAACTTCTACGTACAACCTCAAAACAAGAATATAATAGAGAAAAACTACAGGCTCAACAAAATTATTATCTTGCAAATCAGTGGTCAAAAATTGAGCATAATCTATATACTCAGGCAATATATTATGAACCAACAAGATTATCTTCATTTTATGATTACGAAAGTATGGAGTTTACTCCTGAGATTGGCGCAGCTTTAGATATATATGCTGAAGAATCAACAACCATTAACCAAGATGGTTTTATGCTTCAAATTTATTCTGAATCAAGAAGAATTAAATCAATACTTGCAGACCTTTTCAATAACAATCTTGATATTAACACCAACCTTCCAATGTGGACTAGAAACACTTGTAAGTACGGTGATAATTTTGTGTTTCTTAAACTTGACCCCGAAAAAGGAATTATAGGATGTATGCAACTTCCAATTATTGAAATTGAAAGATTGGAAGCTGGAATGGGAGGTAAATCATCTGAACCTGATATCAACCCAACAAAAAAACATACAAGATTTAAATGGAAACAAAAAGACCTTGAATTTAATACTTGGGAAATTGCTCACTTTAGACTACTTGGAGATGATAGAAGATTACCTTATGGTACATCTATGCTTGAAAAGGCAAGACGTATTTGGAAGCAACTTCTTTTATCTGAAGATGCGATGTTGATTTACAGAACCTCAAGAGCACCTGAAAGAAGAATATTTAAAGTATTTGTTGGAAACATGGACGATGCTGATGTTGAACCGTATATCCAAAGATTTGCAAATAAATTTAAGAGAGACCAAGTTGTTGACCATAAAACAGGTAATGTGGATATGAGGTTTAATCAAATGGCCGTTGACCAAGATTATTTTGTACCTGTTCGTGACCCAGCTCAAGCTTCCCCAATCGAAACACTTGCAGGTGCTCAGAACTTATCAGAAATTGCTGATATTGAATACATCCAAAAGAAACTTTTAACAGCACTTCGTGTACCAAAGGCATTTCTTGGATTTGAGGAAACTGTGGGAGACGGTAAAAACCTATCGCTTCAAGATATTCGTTTTGCAAGAACTATTAATCGTATTCAAAAGAATATGATACAAGAACTTAATAAGATTGCAATTATACACTTGTTTGTTTTAGGGTTTGAGGAGGAGATTGGTAACTTTACATTATCTCTAACTAATCCATCTACGCAAGCTGACCTTCTAAGAATTGATGTTTGGAAAGAAAAAATTCTCTTATATAAGGATTTGGTTGCAGACCCTGGCTCTGGAATTGCAGCTGTTTCTCAGTCTTGGGCTAAGAAACATATCTTAGGATTTTCGGATGAAGAAATTAAACTTGACTTACAACAACAGCGTATTGAAAAAGCAGTTGGTGAAGAGCTCAAGAAAACTGCCGAGGTTATTACTCATACAGGATTATTCGATAACTTGGATAAGTTATATGGTAAGAAGGAAGGTGAGCCTGCGGGTGTTCCTTCAGAAGGAGGAGCTCCCCCTGAAGAAGGTGGAGGAGGGATGATGTCTGAACCACCTGGTGAATTGCCGGCACCTCCTCCAGGTCCTGAACCTGGTGGTGAAGCAGGAGTAACTCCAGAGTCTTTAGAAAGAGATATGAATATCCTACTCGAGAGTGATATGTTTGGGAATGATGAAATGATTGATTTATCTAAAGCAAAAAAATCTTTGGGTGAAATGGAACAAAAACTAAACAGCTTACTAAAAGATTGATATTTATACAGAAAACACTAATATGAAATTCGGTATAATTAAAACTTTAGTAGAAAATAAATTAGTTAAATCATTTGTCGACAAAAAATTAGACAAGGATATGAAATTCTTTAAGAACGAACTCTTGGAGAATAAATCTTTTAAAAGACTATATTTTATTTACGACACATTGAAAGAAAATAAGTCTTTGGATAAAGAAATTGCCGAATATATGGTGGATGATTTATCAAAAGAGGTTAAGTCAATTGAACTTACTGAGAATTTTACAAATAAAATTTTAAAGTGGACAAAGGGTGTAATTAAAGAGAATAACTACACTACAATTGATAATTTATTTTACGGTAATGAATTACACCCTGAGAGAAAATCAATGGCTAAAAAGAATATTGTAGAATCCCTTATGAAAAAGCCAACCATAAAGGAATCTAAAAAAGTAGTTCCGATAAGTACAATGTTAAAAATTGCAAACAACAACATTGAAAAAACTTTATCTGAACTTAACGAGTCTGATAGAGAAGAAGTAATTTCTACTCTTAAAAAGAAACCAACTAAAGAAGAGTTTGAAACTATTAAAGAATCAACAATTCAAAAATTAGAAAAACTAATTTCAGAATCTGATGAAGAAATTAAACAAACTTTACTTGAAACAAAGAATAAAATACAATCAACAAAATTTGACAAAAAAGAATTTATCAAACTCGAACAATTACACAAAGGTTTAATTGTCTGAGTATTTCTTTTGTTTGTAAATTGCATCTTTCTTAATCTGACGTTTTACGTCAGATTTTTTTTTGTAAGTTTTTCTATCTTGTAATTGTGAAACGAGTTTTGTTTTAATAACTTTAGACTTAAATTTCTTGAGAGCCCCTTCAACATTACCCTTTTTAACTTCAATAATTAACATTTTGACTATTGGTTTTTTTTTATTAAATTTAATATATAAATAAACAGATATTATGCAAAGTTAAATGAAAAAAGGGAAATCTTGTGTGCTGAAGGGATATAAAAATTTTAAAACTTCGTATGGAACGGTAGACTCAAAAAATTTAAAGTCAATATACATAAACATACAGTCTTGGGTAGAGCCAAAAAAATCTTTGGAGAACTGGAATCGGGAAGTATCTTATTTAAATCGGTTAATTAAACAATTATTACTTGAGGTGGTCGATAAATTTATTTTTCATAACAAATTTATTGTTGATTTAGATTTAAGAACAAGTGGAATAACACTTGGAAAAAGGTCATTCATGAATTTGGAGTTGACTTTGTATACAAAAACAGAATTAGATTTTAAATCAATTAAACTAAAAAATGAAATTAAACAAATTGTTTCATTTATTGAAAAAGACATATTCCAACAATCAGAATTATTCAATTTCTATTTAACAAAAAACGACAAAGAAAAAAATTTGGTTGTAGTTTAATATTTATATAGAAAATATTAAATGCAAAATTTACGAATTTTAAATCCTACAGAAATAGGTCGTGGTATTTTAATTGAGTATGATGCGGGATACGTCTCCCCAAATGAGTTTTCTAATGATAGAATACTGAAAGAAAATTTTAATACAACAGACCACTCTAAACCATTTGAATTCTACGCTGTACTCCAAAAGTACGACACCCCAAATAGAAACGGTAGAATATACCCTGAGAAAATATTAAGAAGAGAGGCTGACAACTACACTAAAAACTATATTAAGAGAGGAACATCATTATCTGAACTTAACCACCCTGAATCATCCTTAATTGACCTTGATAGAGTATCACACATTATAACTGATATGTGGTGGGATAAAAACGTATTACTTGGTAAATTAAAATTACTTACTTCACCAGGTTTTCACGAAAGAGGGATTGTATCGACTAAGGGAGACCAAGCGGCAAATCTTTTAAGACAAGGTGTAACTCTTGGTATATCCTCAAGAGGAGTTGGGTCACTTGCAAAAAGAGGAGAACAAAATGAAGTACAAGAAGATTTTGAATTAATTTGTTTTGACCTTGTATCTTCTCCATCGACACCAGGCGCATATCTGTTCAAAGATGAGAAAGACAGATACAAGTACGAAGAGAACTTACAAGAGGAAAAAGAATTAAAACAACAAAGAGAAATGGGTAGCTCACTTGATTTAATGAAAAAACTCACCGATTATTTATCAAAATAATTAATATGGACGAAAAATATTTTGTAGCAAAAATCACAATTGATGACGTTGATTCAGAATCAGGTAAAATCAAAAAACAAAAAGAAGAAAAACTTGTTAAAGGTTTCAGCCCAACTGATGTTGAGGCTAAAGTAACAAAGCTTTTTGAAGTATATTCTCAAGATTGGAGAATTACCGCAATCGTTGAGAGCAAGATTAACGAAGTTGTAGAGTAAAACATACTCATAGTTAAATTTAGTAAAGGGGACTTTTGTCCCCTTTTTTCATTTATAAATCAAGAAAAACTTATTTTTTTAGCTTGTCAATATATTTATTAAAAAAAAGTTAAATGGCTGAAAAAAATTTAGTTAACGAAACACTTCTCCAAATCCAAAATTTGGAAGAGGTGATTAATGAAAACGCAAAAGAAATACTTGCTTCTACAATGAAGGAAGAAATTAGCGAATTAGTAAAGGAGTCTATGAAAGAAGAGACTGACGAAGAGGTTGAAATGAAAGAAGCTGAAGAAGACGAGCTTGAAACCGAAGTAGAATTCGAAGACGAGGAGGAATCTGAAGAAGAGGAATCTGAAGAGGACGAAGAATACGAAGAAGAGGAAGACGACGAAATGTCCGGTATGATGGGCATGGGTATGGACGATGAAATGTCTGGTATGATGGGCATGGATGACGAGCCAGTCGCTGACCTTACAGGTGAAGACGACTTCGAAGAAGTTTTTAAAGTTTTCAAAAACATGAAAAATTCTGACACTGTAACCGTAGTTCCTGATGGTGACTACACTAAAATTTCTGATGACGAAACTGAAGCCGAATACCTTTTACAAATGGAAGGTGAAGAGGAAGAGGGGGAAGATGATGAAACGGAAGAAGGTTATCAAGCGATGGAAGAAGAAATGTATGAAGACGCATCATATCAACCAAAAGAAGAAACAGAAGAGGTTATGTACGAAATTGAATTCAATGAAGGTACTGAGGAAGAACTCGAAGAGGAAGAATACGAATTCGAACTTGAAGAGGCTGACGAAGACGAAGCTGAAGACAATGAAAGTTATAGCCCAGTGACTGAGGCCAAAAAGGCTAAAAAAATGAAAATGGAAACCAAAGAGGGAATGAAACCAAAAGTTGGCTCGAAAGGTAAAACAGGTAAACCTAATTTTTCTTATGAAAAATCCAAAGGCGGATTTGACGAAAAGAAAAAACAAGGTAAAACTGTAGGACTTGGTAAAGGACCTAAGTTTGAATTCAAAGAGGGAGAAGTAATGGATATGCCAAGCAAAACCAAGAAACTTTCTAAAGAAGAGGCAAAAGAGGCGGCACGTACTTATGGTTTTGGTTCAAAATCAGGTAGAGGTTTAAGAAAAGGTATTACTCCTAACAGAAACTACGAATACGGCAAGAACGTTGCTGAAAGTGTTGAAGTTATGGAAGAATTACAAATGTTAAGAACTAAAAATGAAGAATATAGAAAGGCACTTAATTTATTTAGAGATAAATTAAATGAGGTGGCAATCTTTAATTCAAATTTGGCTTATGCTACAAGACTTTTCACTGAACACTCAACTTCTAAGCATGAAAAAATTAACATTCTTAGAAGATTTGACTCTGCTGAAACCCTCAAGGAATCAAAGGCATTATATAAAACAATTAAAGATGAACTTTCACAAGGCACAAAAGCGACACCAATTACTGAATCTATTGAAAGAGTAATTGACCGTGAGCCACAATCAGGTTCTGCAATTAACTTGATTGAATCTAAGACATATGAGAATCCTCAGTTCCTTAGAATGAAAGACATCATGAGTA